CCTCTTGGTTGGGTAATAATGCTCCGGCACTATTGCTTTATGGATGTCTTGCAGAAGCCTTCAAATTTTTGAAGGGACCAGCGGAAATGCTGCAATTATACGAACAATCATATCAACGTGCTCTTCAAGAGCTTGTCATAGAACAGCAAGGAAGACATCGAAGAGATGAATATATGCATGGGGCGTTACGTACTCCTCTGCAATCACAGAACCCATAGGAGGATAAAACATGGCTATAACTCAAGCTGTATGTACAAGCTTTAAACAAGAGTTGCTAGTTGGCACTCATAACTTTACAGCAACAACTGGTGATACTTTTAAAATTGCTTTGTACACAAGTTCTGCTTCTTTGGATGCAACCACAACTGCTTACTCAAGTTCTAACGAGGTATCAAACTCTGGAACTTACACTGCTACTGGCGGAACACTAACAAGTGTAACTCCGACTACTAGTGGTACTACTGCAATTGCTGATTTCGCTGATATATCTTTTACATCAGCTACCATCACTGCAAGAGGAGCATTAATTTACAACAGTTCAGATTCAAATAAAGCTGTAGCTGTTTTAGATTTCGGTGGAGATAAGACATCTACAAGTGGAACATTTACAATTCAGTTTCCAACAGCCGATGCAAGTAACGCTATACTACGATTAGCATAGGAGAAAATAAATGGCTTTAGTCATTAACGATCGTGTAAAAGAAACTACTACCACAACTGGTACAGGAGCTGTTGCTCTTGCTGGTGCGGTAACTGGCTTTGAAACTTTTGCTGCTGGTGTAGGTAATAGTAATACAACGTATTATGCTATTGTTCATCAAACAGCAAATGAGTTTGAAGTAGGTCTAGGCACATTAGATGGTGATAGTTCAGATCTTACACGTACAACTGTAATATCCTCTTCTAATAGTGATAGCGCTGTTGATTTTGCAGCAGGTACAAAAGACGTATTTTGTACAATACCGGCAAGTAAATTAATATTTGAAGATGCAAGTAATGATGTAACAATAGGTCGTAATCTAACTGTTACTGGTGACTTAACAATTACTGGTGATGATCTCACCATGAATACTAACACTAGTGGTGCCGCTCTTATTGGTGATGGCACAAACTTTAACCCTGTTGCCATATCTGGTGACATAACCATAGCAGCAAATGGAACAGCAGCGATTGGTTCGGGTGTTATTGTTAATGCAGATATTAATAGTTCTGCCGCAATAGCAATGTCTAAGACTGCTTTTACAGCAGGAACTGGTGTAAGTTTATCAACCAACACGTTAAGTGTAGATGCGGCACAAACAGGAATTACGTCTATTTTAGCAACAGATGTTAAAATAGGTGAAGATAACGAAACAAAAATAGATTTTGAAACTGCTGATACAATTAACTTTTACGCAGGAAATGAAAAACAATTAATACTTACAGATGGTGCTTTAACACCGGGTGCTGATAATATTTTAGACCTTGGTAGTAGTGGCGTTGAATTTAAAGACGGTTTCTTTGATGGTACTGTAACAGCAGATGCTTTTGCAGGTCCTTTAACTGGAGATGTTACTGGTAATGTATCTGGAACTGCGGCTACAGTAACGGGTGCGGCTCAATCAAACATTACTTCTTTAGGAACATTAACTACACTTACTGTTGACGATATTACAATAAATGGAAGCACTATATCTGACGGTGCTGATTTACTCATAGATGCCGAAGGAGATATAACTTTAGATGCTAATGGTGCTAATATTATATTTAAAGATGATGGAACATCTATATTAGATATTAGTAATAGCTCCACAGACGCTGTTCTTACTGTAAGCACTCAAGATAAAGATTTAATTATAAAAGGTGACGATAACGGATCTGCTATCACAGCTTTAACAATTGATATGTCAGATGCAGGAAAATTACTTCCTAATAATGGTATGGATTTAAATGGTAAAGAATTAATATTAGACGCTGATGCAGATACATCAATTACAGCAGACACAGATGATCAAATAGACATTAGAATAGCTGGTGCAGATGATTTTCAATTTACAGCAAATACATTTACAATAGCGGCAGGATCAACTATAGTGAATAGTGGAACCATGAGTCCAGATATAACAAGCACTGGTAAAGCAGCAGTGTTCGGATTTTAATATGATAGGAGGTATAAATGGCAAGTGAAGTATTTAAAGTTTCTCATACAGCAGCAGTTTCAAACTCTGAATCTGTTTTGATAAATGGAGTTGATGGGCATACTTACGTCATTCTTTCAATAGTAGTCACAGAAACAGCAGGAGCGGCTGAAACTTTTGATTTATATATTGATGATGATGGAGGAGGCACAGACTACGAAGTATTATCAGATCAAGCTCTAGGAGCTAATGAAACTTTTGTATTCAACGATAGGTTGGTAATAGAAGATACAGATCATCTTTGTGCAGCTACTGCAAACTCAGCAAACGTAGATATTATTGTAAATTATTTAGATCAAACAAGATAACAAGTAAAAATCTATGAGTGGAATATTAACAGACAATTCTGCAAGATCTTCCGGATTAGCAAAAGCTGCTAGTGGAGGCGCTGGCGTAAGTTGGGTTGAATCCATTCAAACTTCGAATTTTACTGCTGAAGCAGGAAAAGGATACTTTGTTAATACTACTGATGGTGCAATAACATTAACTTTACCATCTTCTCCAAATGCCGGAGCTTTAGTATCTATTAAAGACTATGCAGCTACTTTTGGAAGTAATGCTCTTACTATTGCTGGAAATAGCTCACCCATACAAGGTAAAAACAGTAATTCTAAAATTACAACTGCTAGAGCTTCTGTAACATTATTATATGTAGATTCAACTGAAGGATGGGTATTTCTTAACGAATCTAATGTTGCTAATTTATCACCTCCGTTTGTTGCCGCAACTGGCGGAACTATTACAACATCTGGAGATTTTAAAATTCATACGTTTACTAGTTCTGGTACATTTACAGTTACTGCGTCTGGTCAATCATCGGGCTCAAACACTGTGGATTATTTAGTTGTTGCTGGAGGCGGCGGTGGAGCTGGCTTTGGTGGCTGTGGTTTAGGCGGCGGTGGCGGTGGAGCTGGAGGTCTTAGAACAAACTTTCCTCAACCTGCTACAGGCGGATTGCCCGTTTCAGCTCAAGAATATCCTATCACAGTAGGTGGAGCTGGTGGAGCCGCAACATCGGGTTCAAATTCAGTTTTTTCTAGTATAACATCTGCCGGTGGTGGAAGAGGGGCTGTAAATCCCGGAGACGGTGCTAATGGTGGTTCTGGAGGCGGTGCAAGTGCTGGCGGTTCAGTTGGTGCAGGAAACACACCTCCTGTAAGTCCATCTCAAGGTAATAACGGAGGAACAGGCACAGGTAATTTAGGTTTTACTGTAACCACTGGTGGCGGTGGTGGTGGCAAAGGAGGTGTCGGTGCAAATTCAACTGGATCAGGCACTAGAGCTGCTGGCGGTGGTGGTGAAGCAAACAGTATTTCAGCTTCACCTGTAACTTATGCTAGTGGTGGTAGAGGCGCTTTACATACAGATACATCTTCTAATAACGGAGGAACTAACAAGGGTGATGGCGGTGATGGCATGGGCGGTGGCGGTGGAAGTCCTGCTGGCTCTGGTGGCTCTGGCGTAGTAATAGTAAGATACAAATTTCAATAATATGAGTGGAAAAGTAGTAGATAATTTAGGAAGGTCATCTGGTAAAATAAAAGAAGGTACAAGTGGTGCTAACGTAAAATATGATACAACAGAAAAAACTAGTAATTTTACAGCAGAAGCTGGCGTAGGTTATTTAGTAGATACTAGTAGTAGTGCTATTACAGCAACATTACCATCATCTCCTAATGCAGGTGACGCTGTTGCTTTTAAAGATTACACAGCTAGTTTTGCAACTAACAATTTAACAATAGGAAGAAACAGCGAAAAAATTCAAGGTAATGCTTCTGATTCTACAATATCAACAAATAGAGCGTCTGTAGTTTGTGTGTATGTAGATTCAACTGAAGGATGGGTTTTTGTTGAAGAATCTAATGTCGGTGATTTAGGGATAAAATATGTTACAGCTACTGGTGGTACTATAACCACATCTGGAGATTATAAAGTACATACATTTACTTCAAGTGGTACTTTTTCTGTAAGTTGCGGAGGAAGTGCTTGTGGATCAAATACTGTTGCATACGTTGTTGTAGCAGGTGGTGGAGCAGGCGGCACAGGTGGTTGTGGAGTTGGAGGTGGAGGCGGTGGCGCCGGAGCTGGCGGATACCGAGAAGGTAAAGCATCGCCCGACCCATATACTGCGTCACCTCTTGCAGTAGCAAGTAATTTACCAGTTTCTGCGTCACCGGGTTCATATCCAGTGACAGTAGGCGGAGGTGCAGCAGCTAACGGTGCGGCTGGAACTAGCGGTAGCTCTGGTTCAAACTCAGTTTTTTCATCTATTACTTCTGCTGGTGGAGGCGGAGGAGGTAAGACTAATTCTGCTGGAGGCAATGGTGGTTCTGGTGGAGGCAATGGTTATTGTGGTCCGGGAACAGGAGGACAAGGAAATACTCCACCTGTTAGTCCACCACAAGGAAATAATGGTGGTCAATATACCTCTGGTAACGGAGGAGGAGGTGGTGGTGGCGCTACTGCCGCAGGATCTACAACTCCGAATGCAACAACTGGTGGCGCTGGCGGTGCTGGTGCTACTTCTAGTATTACAGGTTCGCCTGTAGCAAGAGCTGGCGGAGGCGGCGGTTCTTCAAATGGAACTGGTGGTTCTGGTGGAGCTGGCGGAGGTGGCGATGCTGGTACTGGACCTCCTTATGTTGATGGTGATGCATCAGGCTCAGCTAATACTGGCGGAGGTGGCGGTGGAGATTATGGCACATCTGGTTCTCAAGAAGGTGGAGCTGGTGGTTCTGGTGTGGTAATAATAAGATACAAATTTCAAAACTAATATGACAGGTATAATATCACAAAATTTAAATAGATCTTCTGGATTAGTAAAAGAATCAGCAGGAGGTATTAGTTGGGATACAACTGCAAAAACTTCCAACTTTACAGCAGAAGTAGGTAAAGGTTATTTTATTAATACAACAAGTGCTGCAATAACAGCAACTTTACCAGCTAGTGCTGAAATTGGAGATATTGTAGCTTTTAAAGATTACACGGGAACATTTAATTCTAATAATTTAACTATTGGTAGAAATGGTCATAACATTCAAGGTTTAGCTATTAACTCTGTTATATCAACTATTAGAGCATCTGTAGTTTTAGTTTACGTTGATTCTACTAAAGGATGGGTATACACCGTAGAATCCAATGTTTCAGATTTAGAAGCGGCTGTTTTTGTTGCCGCAACTGGCGGAACTATTACAACATCTGGCGATTTTAAAATACATACGTTTACCAGTAGTGGAACATTTGAAGTAACAAGTGCGGGTAATTCAAAAGGGTCTAATAGTGTAGACTATTTAGTCGTAGCCGCAGGTGGCGGCGGTGGAGCAAATTCTGGCGGCGGTGGCGGCGGTGGAGGTTTTAGAACAAACTTTCCTCAACCAGCCACAGGTGGTTTGCCTGTATCCGCTCAAGAATATCCAATTACTATTGGTGCTGGCGGAGTAGATGGTGGTAACAACCCCGGAGACCCAATAGCCACAAATGGTGGTAATTCAATTTTTTCATCTATCACATCTGCTGGCGGTGGTTATGGTGGTTCTCCTGTTCATACATTTTGTGGCACTAGAAATGGCGATGGTGGTAGTGGTGGTTCTGGCGGTGGCGGCGGCACTGGATCAGGTTCTCCTATTTCTAATGATGGTGGTGCGGGTAATACACCCCCAGTAAGTCCTTCACAAGGTAATAATGGCGGTGCTGGTTCTAGTGGTCCTAACTGTGGCTCTACTGGAGGCGGTGGCGGCGGTGCCGGTGCGGTAGGAGATACTGGTCAAACACCCGGAAGTGATCCCTTTACAAATATGGGTGCGTGTGGTGGTGCAGGTACTGCAAATTCAATTAATGGTTCTTCTGTTACTTATGCTGGCGGAGGCGGAGGTACAAGACAATATACTCCGGGTTCTGGAAGAAATGTCCCAGTGGGAGGATCTGGCGGCGCTGGCGGCGGCGGTAATGGAGGTAGCCAAGGCGCTCAAGGTAGTGTAGCATCTGCTGCTGGAGGTGCTAACACTGGAGGTGGCGGCGGCGGTGCCCATAATAATACCGCTGGTGGTAATGGTGGTTCTGGCGTAGTAATAGTAAGGTATAAATTTCAATAAAAAAAATTAATACTTAACAAAAAAATATTTTTAATATATTATAGGAGAATAGATATGGCACATTTTGCAAAATTAGGAATTAACTCAAAGGTTATAAGTGTTGAAGTCGTTGCTGATACAGATTGTCATAATGCCGATGGTGTTGAAGACGAAACTGTTGGAGTACAATTTTTAGAGAGAATACACGGATGGCCTTTATGGAAAAAAACATCTTACAATACACAAGCTAATGTTCACTCTTTAGGTGGAACTCCTTTTCGCAAAAATTATGCGGGAATAGGTTACACTTATGATGAGGACCGTGATGCATTTATTCCGCCAAAACCATTTGCATCATGGGTCGTCAATGAAACTACATGTGTTT